GATAGATTCTCAATTAAGTTGAACGTACCATAGTATTCTTCTACTAAACCTCGTCCGTAATCTTCACCACTTAGTGAGCTGAAGCGTAATGGTATGTAAGGTAGTTTATCCTCTGTTACTTCCTGGATTGATTCATCAACTATAATCTCATTAACTTCCTGCCAGATCTTAAATGTATCCTCACTTACACGTTTTATGCACGTATATAACTCTACGTCGTCATCGGATTCGTTCTCGTAATCCTCAACTTCACTGATAAGTGATTGAATGTGTTCTGGTAGTAATAGCTTGTCGATTATGTCTAAGGTAATTATCCGTTCAACGTTTCCTCCAGCGTCTCTTTCTAGTACGTAGTTTGTTAACTTATACCACTTAAGAGGTCCCTGTTCAGGGACAAACAAAAGGCTATTCCCCGCGACAATCAAGTGCTGTAACGCACCTTCTAAGGCAAGTCTGGCTTTGCTGAGCTCGATCTCTTGGATGATTGTACGCTCTATTTCTGATAGTACTTTCTCGAGATCGCTGTTGATCTCATCTGGATTTAATCCTTCTTTTCTTAATCGATACTTGTTTACTACAAACTTAAAGAAAGGTGTACTGGGTGGTAAGAGCGCCATCAAGATCTTTGATGTTAGTGTTCTCACAGCGTGAGCACCAAACCCCTGCTCTGGTGTCTTTGTTGATTGAGAACTATTGAATCCTTCTTCTGGTACAAGGAATGGCATTGTTAACTCGGCTGCCTTCCTTGCTCGAGTAAGATAAGGTTCCCTCCAATGCTTTAATTCTTCGTAGCTCTGCTTTAAATTCTTCATGTAATGTAATGCCTTAATACTAATGTTGCTATTGGTGCTAGTACTGCGATTGCTCCAAGCGCTTTGTAAACAAACTTCTTTACACCACTAACGTCATGTTTAAGTAGTTCGAACTCTTTTACTAATCCAGTAGAACCATAGGCCCCCTCTAGTAAATAGATTACCCTGTCTAACTTTTTTTCTATTTCCGTGAATCGGTCCATGGTTTATCTTTCTCTTTAACCTCTCCGACCTGTTACAGATCCAAAGTAGAGGCCTGCTATTCCAGCAATTAGGTTTGTGTCTATCGGCGTTATTAGAAGCCCTTTAACACTCTTAAAGAACATCTTTGTGGCATCATTAGTGAAGAATAAGAAACCTTTACTAAGATCAAGGTATGCATAAGTTACAGCAACATCTGGTGCAAATAAACACACAAGTTTAGGTAGTAATACAATAGAGAAGAACCCAATTACCGCTAGTATTGATGCTGTCACTGCTAGTACTGGACTGACCCTCATCTGCGATCTTATTTCAGTCTGTGCAGCATTCTCCATCTGAGCATTTTGCTGCATGATCTGAAGTTCCATCTTTCGGATCTCTTGATTAGCAGCAATGTGGTTTTGGATTGCTTTTAGCAGATAAGATGAAATGAATGTTAGTATTTCCATTGTTAAACTCCCAATCCAGATGCACCACTAGAACCACCAATACCAACTTCCCTTGATATCTTCAGTGATCCCAAGGAGCCTCCGCGCATAAGCTTAGCCAATAACGGATCTTCCTTAGTAGCTTTGTTTGCAGTCGAAGACTGCTCTACGCCCTGTGCTGTTGCTGCAGCCGCCGGTGGTGCCGGTGCCTTTTCTTGTTCGGCTAATGCTGCTGTTACTTGCTGTGGTTGTGATTGCTGTGGTTGGTCATTACCACCCATCATTGATGCAATGCCCATTACCCCACTCAGTAATGAACCTATCCCACCTAACCCTCCTATAAATCCCATATTAAACTCCAATCCTACTCTTTAATCTTTTAAATCTTTCCAAACTATAACAATCAAACTTGTACTTACCCTTGAGTGGACGTCTAAAAACGAGCAAACGAGCATTTGGAAATCGTTCTTGTAGCTCTGAAAAACCTCTTAGAAAGGCATCCCTATCAGTTGATGTTAGGTACTCACATACAGCAATGTACCCCTCAGGATCGTGAATTCCAGGAACACCTATTAACCGTACATCATCCACAACACGTACCAGTATTAACGATTTCAATTCACCATCTTTGATGGTCCAAGTGACTCGCTTCTGCTTGAGCATCCGCGAAAACAAAACCCTGAACTCAGATTCACTGACATCCGAACTACACATTCGCTCCATGGATAGTAGTGTATTAAAAACTATCGTCTCTTCGGTTCTGTTCATCATATAAGAATTTCAATGCTTTAACTACTTCGAGCTTTCCTTGGTGAACAAGTAGCTCGTCACGATTACCTTTTAGAATGTCTGGAAACTCATTGGATAAATGTTTTTCTAGAAATTCAATGAGAGTCTTATCGATCTCGGGTACCTCTCGCTTATCCGTATATATTAAATTGTCGATCATAATTGTAAAAGAAAAGGCTGCAGCAAGTTTTATACCAATGTTTGAAAAAAACTGTGGCCACGTCGCGACGATTCTCCTCTTCAATAGTGTGAAGGCATGAGTATGGCTCTGGGAGCCGTTTCCAGCTCCCAACGTTCTTATTATATTATATTATATTATATACAGATTAATATTGGTTTTCTGTTTTGGTGCTGATTCCTAAAAGGACTTAATGCTCGCACAACTTCGTCCAAAATTCCAAGACCTTTCGACAACGACCAGACGAGATTCCATTCAGTACTGTAATCATTCGTCTCGCGCATCTTCTTTAAAGCAGCATTAAGTATAGTAGCCGCATCTTCTGCATCCATATCAACATACTCATCAGTATAATAACCAATTTGGAAAAACTTATCGGATGATTTACCGGTTAGTTTGGTGTATAAACGGGCCATTCCCTGAGATAACCCGTAGCTGAATTTTACTTTTATTTTCATGTATTTACCTCCACTTAAACAGTCTCCATAGTTTAACTAGAAACCCTTCTTTCTTTGGTTCATTCCACTCAAGAGCATATAGAGATTTTAATTCTGCATAAGCTTCTCGTAACCTTCTAAGTAAGTCTAGCTCTATTGATTCCTTTAACAAAACTGCAGTAAATAAATATCGATCTTTCGTGCATGTTCCTTCGTAAAGTTCCTCAATGATTTTTGCTACTAAGAAGTCTAAACGATGATCATCTACGTGGAGTATCTCAACCATTTCCGGGGATCGGCCATAACACCGCTCAAAGTATACAATCTTACTTTTGAATGGTTTTAATATCTTTACTACTTCATCCTTTGCGGGGTTACGTTGCATTGATTGTGGTATGCTTAATTCCTTCATATATCTATATTCTTTCTATGTGTATTGCTATGAATTCTTTTCCTTTAGGTACTAGAAACCCATGCGCTTCTAGCTCCGATACTACTGTGTAATTATCATCACTTGGTAATTCGGTCAGAAATTCTTCTACGAGCCCTGATGATACAGTCGAGAACTGTTCCGATTGCGCCATCCAAGTCGTGGCGTCTTCTATCCCCAAATCCGATAACAATTGTGATTCTAAATCGTTTACTATCTTCTTTGCTTGTTTCCATGCTTCTGGTTGTGTTATCATTCTACCTTGTGCTATGAACTTATTGTTCTTTAAGGATTTGATGTTTCCAATACCAGTAACAATATATCCATGCGAACCATCAGGTAGTTTCATCGCCAGCCTTTCTATCTTTATTGAAATGTAGCCATGCTTTTAAAGCTACTTCATCTTTATCTTTTCCGTGTGCAAGGTGTATCCTTTGTCCATCTCTATACACATAACCGACCCAAGCCCTGTCTCTGCTGTTGTATGATACGTGGACTTCTCCTCCTCTTTTATCTTTATTTTTCATGTTTTCTGAAGGAGTCACGATTCGTAGATTTGATGATAGGTTGTTTCTCTTATTTCTATCTATATGATCCACTACCTCACTACTTTCACTCATCATTACGTATTTATGTAGTTTCTTACGCTTACCAGCTTCAAGGTACGTTACATAACCATCGCTGTCCTTTGTTAATAAGATCCCCTTCTCGTAAAAATGTAATGCAACATCTATGTCTACTATACAGCTATCGTGATCCTGTAATTCGATTACAGCATATGAATCAAATATGATGATCCTTCTTCTTGCTTCACGTTTAGCTGCACACTCTTTACATTGACTACTAACACCACGTGGTCTATCCAGGCGTGGATTGAAATCAGATTTACTTAATAATCTACCACACTTTGAGCATTTGTACAATGGTTCAGCTTCCTGTCTATCATAGTAATGCATAAACATTAAGCTACAAGCTGCATGAGCTAGGTGACTGAGACCTGATTCCTCATCCACAATGTCGCCAGACATGTACTTATCTAAGTGGCGAACTACTGCGTTCGCTAGCCTTGTCCTATCCATGCCTAGTTTCCATTGACCCTGTCCGTTGTACTTATTCGCTCCGAACTTTAACACACGCATGATGTCTATAAGAAATAGTGAATCCACCCACTGTAGTATCTCATACAGTGGTGGTTTTCCAGCGTCGTCCTTTCGGGCACCATTACTTGAAGAGTTCTGACTCATCGTCTTCCTTTCCAGCTCCACCTTCCTTCTTCTCAATGAAGTCAAAGCTTTGAATTACAATCTTGTGTTGGCTTACTTTTGTCCCATCCTTCTTCTCGAACTTATTCAAGATCAATCGACCTTCAGCAAGAATTCTGTTTCCTTTTTTAACTAAGGCTAAAGCCTCGGCAGTTTTACCAAACGCCGTGAAATCAATGAAGACGGTAGATCCATCCGCATTACCTGATACCGCCAGCGATCCTTCAGATATCGTTAGTTGTTTGGCTTGTTTCAATTCAACGTCTTTTACAAGACGACCTAATAATATTACTTTATTCATTTGTGTGTTCCTTTTAATATATGTTAAATTTCATTATGTAATTGTGTTCTTCTTTAATCCGTTGCTCCTACTGTTTCTCCTCCCATTCCTTGCGTCGCATGTCCTTATATAGAGACATAACACTATTATATACATCCTCTCCTAGTACTGCTCGAATTGGTAGTGTTAGAGCGTTACCTATACGCCTAATGTCTTGTGACCTCACTGCACAATCAACATACTCTTTTAGTCGTAATTTATGAGCATATATCCGTCCTGGCAGAGCAGCATATATAAAGCACCCATACCACCCATTTACTCTAAGAGCATACTCCTCAGATGAACAATCGATGGAGTCGCTTGTAAATACAAACACATATCCATCATCTTTAAGTGCTTTTTCTTTAGCTTTAAGCTCTTTTGCTTCTTTAGCTGCTTCTAGCTTAAGGAGGTAATTATCTATCCATTCAAAAAACATATTTGTATCTCCTTCTAAGTATTCGAGCCATAAGGTATTGAATCCTCATGTCTTCTCTTGTTAATCCAGCTTTTAAGTAAGCTCTGTACACTTTTTGCCATCCACGGTGTGTTGTTCCACCAAGGATCTTATCTGCCTTCTTGGGTCCAATACCAGGGCATCCCTTGAATCCATCTGCAGTATCGCCTGTTAAAACTTGTTTCATCAAGTTGTAACTGGCCTCCTCAACTGACGTTTCGGAAAACAAAGGTGGATTAGTATTTGGATTGATCGAGAGTCCAGGGACGGTTCTGATGTCCTTGTCCTGGGTGATGGCTATGTTGGTGTTCCCGTCCTGGTTGGTAATTGCCAATCCGATTAGGTCATCGGCCTCC